ACCAGTGAGCAAGGAAATGCGGCTAACAAGCGACAGGTGAATCCTTAGATGCAAACAGCAAAAAATGATGAGGCTCTTAGAAAAAGATAATCCTCAAGTTTACTAGATATTATCATACAAAGATTTAGTAGGCTCGCGTTGTATAGAATGAGCAAACGGGTACAGCACAACCGCCCGACGAAAGTAGCGATGTATGGTGACTGCGAACTCAGTACACGGGTTAAAGTCAGTTCTGCTAGAGATAGCAGAATTGTGACTGCTCATCTAGTACAGCAGGTGAGTACGTTGTTAGCACTGCGTAAAATACTTTTTCTAGCGTAAATTAAAAAGGAAACGAGCGTAAGCGAAGTTTCAGATGACGTAAGTCATCTCTTAACATGACATTAAATATCATTGTGGAATTACTCTTTGATCATACTCACGGCAAACAGGAACATCAAGATCTAGTCATATGCCGACCCATGGCTGTTATTGACGAGGACGAAGAAGCACAGGTACTCGATACCGGTTGGTTAGCATTGGATCATCCTGTGGGCAATTTTAAAGAAGTGTGGTATCAAAGCCGTAGCACACGTATCGACATGCAGAAGTACAAACCACGTTACAAGCGGCACGAGTGGGAAGGCAAAGAGATAGGCGTAAAAGTTATCGACGCTAGTGAAATGGTTAAGCTGTTAGGTTTACCGCACATCTACAAGCAGTACATGTCTAGAAAAAAATTTACGCAGGACTACGATCCTTTTGCAAACTATCACAGACGTGATCAGTTCATGCTGTTCTACACAGGCACACCTGACAACATACTAGGGTTTACTAAACAGAAGCGATACAGATATCAAGAAGACAACTACCAAGGCATCAATGACAATTATCCGGATCTAGCAGGACTGGAGTCAGTGATACATGCCAACACTATTCCCATATCGGGAATCACTTTGGATCTAGAGCTAGAATGGGCCGCTGAGAACTACGTAGCTTACTTCTACATGGGGTCGGGCTATGAAACTAGCTCTGAGTACAAGGCCAATTACAGAGGCTTCGAATGGTGGACAGGCACAGAGTGGAGCACCAATAAAAAGTTGTATAAGAGTTTGTGTAGACGAGATTCTAAGATCGAGACTTTATCGGATGTCGCCAAGTGCCAGTCACTGATTCCCGATACTTTGTAGACCAGTTCTTGTAGTAATCCGATTTTTCCAATATGTCAGCGAACCGTTTAAGTTTGGTTCTGCTCTGTACCAATAGTAATGTGTATTTGCCTTGATTTAATTTTACGTCTTTTACTTTTTCCACTAGCTTGGGATGGTCTTCCATTATCAATAAGTCCTTGTGTGCATACGTACCATTTAATTGGTCTGCTAATTTCTGTGCATAGTGCGGAGTCCATCTCTTTGCATCTGCGATAATCACTAGAACATCTTTACGCTTGAAATCAAAATGATCTATGCTGGTCCATATGTTTGAATCAGGCTCCATGTCTGTTAGTTCTACAAAGTCTACCTTGCCTTGCAGTCTTGCCTGTTTGGCATATGGGCATGGTGGGTAGTCAGCAAACATTGGATGAGGAACTTCGACGAACTCTTTAACCCAACGGATAACTTCTTCCTTAGGATTACTCGCTGTCTTCTGTTTTGATTTCTTCTGGTTCTGTTTTTTCTGTGCTGTCATCATGTATGCCTTTTAATCTTTCAAGTGCTTCGTCTAAAAGTTTTTCTTTGGTATCTAATTTAGCTTGAAGGTCCGAGATTGTTTTGTTTTGATCACCTATCTTGTGTCCTAAACTCTGCACGTCACCTGTGGCGTGTTCCAATTTGATCAACACCTGTTTCAGTCGTGACTCTTTTGATTTAATTTTATCAAGAGCCTCGTCCCTGTCTTGTGTTAGATCAGTGATGGCGGATTTTAGTTCTTTGACTAGGTCTTTTTCAGACATACAGCTAATAATTATCCATATTTTGTAATACCATTATAGTATACTATATTTTAAAAGAAAGGTTGACCTGTTTTTTTGGTTGTCTCTAGGTTATCTTTAACCAGATTACCTATTATCTCACGTTCTTGCGGGCTCATTGCTGTGGCTTCATCATAACTAACGCCTCCACGCATGTACCAACATATTTTTAATAGGTCGTGTTTGATTTCTTTTGAAGTGTTCTCCATCTCAGTTAATGTTTGAATGATATCAGAGTCCGACTGTGACAGCAACGTTATACGAAAAAATTTGCAGTATCAAATGTTATCGGCACTTCATATGTTGCCGGAGCACCTTTCTTGATCTGCTCTTCTGTTGCTTTTAATTTTAGAGGCTTAACTGCACCTTGTGTTCTTAACACCATTATTTTTGTTTCAATTTCTTTTATAAGTTTGGCATTTGCGTTATCCATAAATTCTTTTATCTGTGCAGGGTCACTTACTGCTGTGCCGTCCTGCAGTGTTATTGTAGAAATGTTTTTTAGTAATATCGAACTGTTTAAATCTGTCAGTGCTTTAAAACTTTCGTTAAATCTTTTTGACTTGTCCTCATCTGGTAGTTCTGAATCTTGTACAGCACTGTACATTTTTTGTTGTTGAAATGTTTGCAGTGACGCAGAAGTCATGTCTTTGTATGTTAACGGTTTAACAGCAATTTTTAATCCGTCATTAAGCGTAATCTCTGATTCTATGATTGTGCCTTTGATTTGATCTAGTACTGCCGGTAAATTTTGTGAGTGTGTAACCTTTTCATTTGCTCCCGGAACAGTAAAAGTAAAGTCCATTGTTTCGCCGTACGTGGCAATTCTGATAGCAATTAATAATGTGTCTAAATCGTAACTCTTAACTTGCCATGCATCTTTGATCTGAGGCACACAACTTTGTATAACCTCTACTACTCCCTCGCCATTCATCAGTGCATCTGGAGTTTTGAATCTAATCTCATCCTTAGCTGTCATTGGTTGTATGCCAATTTCACCTGATTGTGCTGGTGTTAGTACATGCGGAGGGTATGATGCTCCTGATGGCAACGTCACATAAATGCTAGGTTGTCTAAAGTACTTGTTTAATGGGTTACTATTTTCAGTCATTTTTTATTCTATAAATATACACTAGTTGCGTATATATGTCAATATTTATGTGCGTATAAAAAGGGGCAAAATAAAGTCGTATGGCAAGTTTAGAACAGATAATAAAAGATCTACAAACTATCATAGATAGCGGTGGTTCCGGTGGCGGTGGTGGTGCATCAGCGACCGCAAGAAAAGCCGCGGTAGAATCACAAAGACTGCTCAAGTTGGCAAAGGAAATTACCAAAGTTGATGAGAAATCATTAAACAACAAAGCAAAATTATTACAGCAGGCACAGTCACAATTTAAAATCGGCACCGAACAATACAAGAAACAACAAGCTCTAATTAATGCCACGCAAGATCAAATAGAGCAGACCAAAAAATACACAGAAATTACAAAAAAAGTTGGTCAGTCTTTTATAGGAATTGGTAAGGCGGCATTTGAGGGTTCGGGCAACATCAGTGCATTCACTGACAACCTAGGTAGTACTATTGGATTCTTAGGAAAGAGACTAGATACAAACATCGAAACGTTTAGACAACTTTCACAGGTCGGTGGTAACTTTGGAAAAAGTATTGTTGATCTAAGACTTGCGGCCAGAGATGCGGCACTGCCACTGGATGACTTCGCAAAACTTGTAGCTAGTAACTCTGGAAATTTAGCGGCACTGTTTGGATCAACATCACAAGGTGCAAAACAAATTGCCAGACTTGGTGCAGAAACTAGAAGACTAGGAATAGACAGACTGGCGCCATTAGGATTCACTGTTGACGAGATCAACGAAACACTATTATTAAACTTAGACTCTCAAAGAAGAACAGGAGTTTTAAGTCAGTTAACCGAGAAGCAAAGAGTAAACAGTGCGATAAACTTTGCACTAGAACTTGATAAACTAGCAAAACTTACAGGTACTCAGCGACAAGAGTTAATGAATGAGATAGAAGCACAAAAAGCCAATGAAAGATTTCAAGTATCACTACAAAAGGTAAGTGAGGATACACGTCAGAGACTACAAGGATTTGCAGGAGCAGTTTCAAAAGCGGCACCTGGATTGACAGAAGGCATACAAGACCTAATTGCTAGTGGAGGCAGACCAATAACAGACGCATCAATTGAATTGATTCAAAACATTCCTCAATTACGAGGTGTCATACAAGATTTAGTTTCTGGTACAACCGGCAGTGGTGAGGCCCTACAAGCCTTTTCTGATCTAGTACCGGGCAGTGTCGAAAGATTTGCACAGGCCACAATAACAGGTCAGGTAGGATTCACAAGATTGCAAGGACCATTACTTGAGTTTAGAGATAGAATGCTGGATTTAAACAGTGTAAGCAACGAACAAAACAAATCAGCATCAAGCCTTGTACAAGGATTAACAACATTTGAACAAGCAACCAAAGTACTAGCAAGTCAGTTCCAAGGTATTGAAACAAGTTTATTAACATCATTTGGTCCGGCACTGGGTACTTTTGCAAACATGACACAAGCGGCATTTGGTGCCGGTGGATTTGTTGCCAAAGCACTAGCAGGTGCGCCAGCACTAACAGCCACATTGTTTTTAGGTGGACTAATAGGTAAAGTTTTATTTGGTCCAGCCATACAAGTATTAACAACAGCCAAAGGTGTAGCAATGGGTATCAAAATGTCCGGCGGTATGGGAATGGGCAGTGCATTCGGAGGCAAAGGTGGAGGAATGTTTAAAGGTGGCCCGGGCAAAGGTGGAGCATTTGGATCATTTGCTAGAAGTGGAGTTGGCCGTATTGCGGCACCGGTAGGTATAGGAATGAATGCCTTGGGTGCATACTCAAGCCTATCAGATGATGACAAAACAAACGACGCATCTGGGTATGGTACGATAGCAGGAACTGCCATAGGTGGATTATTAGGACTACTCGGCGGTCCAGCAGGAGCGATGTTAGGAGCATCATTGGGCGGCATGGCAGGTGGAGCCATAGGCGGAATGTTCAACGGGAAAGAATTTGGCGGAGGAATGGACGGCGGTAAACCATACCTGGTTGGAGAGAATGGACCTGAGATTGTTTCTACAAAATCCAACAGTACAGTATCAGCAAACAAGAATTTAGAAAGCACATTTAACACAAAAGGTTTAGAAAACAAGATGTCATCTATGATAAGTGAACTAAACTCAGCCAACAAGACCTTAACAAGTATGGTAAATGGCGTAAATACGCTTGTAGCGGTTGAAAGCAGAGCCTTAAAAGCAGTTGAAACATCAGCTCGTAAGGATATGAATCAAGTAGGCATGGTTTAGGTTGCTATAATGAATAAAAAAGTGTAATATATTACTATGGCTTGGAAAAAATATTTTAAAGACGCAAACACTTCTCCTATTAGTGGAGAAAAAGTACCTAACTTCGCAAAGAGAAACTACTCATCTTATCTACCCGATGTGTACACAGGACATCCTAACAGAGTTCAAAGATATTTTCAGTATGATCAAATGGATTCAGACAGTGAAATCAATGCGGCACTAGATATACTTGCAGAGTTTTCGACACAGTCAAACAAAGAAAATGAAACACCGTTTGATATTGTATTCAAAGACGAGACCACAGAACATGAGGTGAAACTTCTCAAGAAAGCACTTCAACAATGGACATTTGCTAACAAGCTAGGCAAAAGAATTTTTAGAATTTTTAGAAATGCATTAAAGTACGGAGATTGTTTCTTTGTAAGAGACCCAGAAACACTGAAATGGTTGTACATCGACAATGCAAAAGTCGACAGAGTTGTTGTTAACGAATCAGAAGGTAAGAAACCTGAACAATATGTAATCAGAGATATCAATCCAAACCTACAAAGACTATCAGCTACACAAATTACACCAAATCAAACTTATGGTGGATCAGGTGGCGGTGGAGCAGGTGCAGGTATGGGCGGACAAGCATATGCCAATCAAGGTGCATCAAGTTCTATGTCGGGATATGCAGGCGGAAATGCAGGTGGCAGATTCTACAAAACAATGAATGCATACAACATCAATGCAGAACACGTTGTACATATGAGCATGTCAGATGGAATGGACAACTTATTCCCATTTGGACAGTCAGTGTTAGAACAAGTTTTCAAAGTTTACAAACAAAAAGAATTATTAGAAGATGCAATCATCATTTACAGAGTTCAAAGAGCACCTGAAAGAAGAGTGTTCTATATAGATGTAGGAAATATGCCTACACACTTGGCAATGCAATTTGTTGAGAGAGTTAAAAACGAAATTAACCAAAGAAGAATTCCAAGCACATCGGGTGGTGCAAACTATATTGATGCAACTTATAACCCAATGAGCATAAACGAAGATTATTTCTTCCCACAAACAGCAGAGGGTAGAGGATCTAAAGTGGATACACTGCCGGGTGGTACTAACTTGGGTGAGATTGATGATTTAAAATTCTTTACAAACAAATTGTTCAGAGGATTAAGAATTCCAAGTTCATATCTGCCAACAGGCCCGGATGATTCACAACAATCATTCAATGATGGAAGAGTTGGCACAGCATACATTCAAGAATTAAGATTTAACAAGTATTGTTCAAGATTACAATCAATGTTAAACCCAACATTCGACGAAGAATTTAAATTATGGATCAAAGGCAAAGGTTACAACATCGATAACAGTATGTTTGAGCTTAAACTAAATCCGCCACAAAACTTTGCGGCATACAGACAGACAGAAATGGACCAAAGTAGAGTAAACACATTCACAGCAGTTGCAGACTTACCATACATGAGTAAAAGATTTGCACTAAAAAGATATTTAGGTTTAAGCGAAGAAGAAATGGCAAGAAATGCTGAACTATGGGCAGAGGAAAACAATGTACCACAGAAAAAATCTAGTAAATCAAACCAATTAAGAGGCGGCGGAGTAACACAGTCGGGCATATCAAGTGACTTAGATCAGTTTGAAGATCCAACTGCAGACCCAGAAGCACCAGAACCAGGCGGAGCACAACCAGGTGCACCAGGAACAACACCAGGCGGAGCCGCAGGTGGCGGACAAGGCCAGGGTGGTAGCGGACAAGTTTAAGGTTAAATACGATTATGAAACTATTTGAATTCTTTCAATACACAGCAGACGGGTTTGAGCAAGACAAAACGTATGAACCTGAGAGTGATATCTCTGTAATGGATTCAACAGACACTAGAAAAACAAGATTGACATTAAAACAAATCAATTCAATGAGAATGGCATCAGAGGCCCACGATGCACAGCAAAAAGAAGAAGCAGTATTCACACAGAAGATGTATGGACAACCTGCAGGAACAGACGATCTAGCATTGTAGTATGGCGGAAGTAGCTTTCGTATTAGGGAATGGCGAATCTCGAAAGGGCATAGAAATAAACGATCTCATGGAACGAGGCAAAGTTTATGCCTGCAATGGTGTGTACAGAACACACAGACCAGATTATCTTGTAGCAGTTGATCCTAAAATGCTGTTAGAGATAGCAGAAACTGATTATGTTGCACATAATAAAGTGTGGAGCAATTTTAACGCACAATATCAAAATAATGACAAAATAATGAACCACGTACAATGGTTTAAACCTAGTTTAGGTTGGTCCAGCGGTCCTACTGCATTAAAAATGGCATGTGATCACGGACACAAGGACATTTATATACTTGGATTTGATTATAAAGGTCACAAACAGGACGACAAAGGCAATGCTTTTAAGTTTAACAACCTATTCAAGGACACCAGAAACTACAAACAAAGCAAGGACGAAGCAACATTTTACGGCAACTGGATGAACCAGACCAAAAGGTGTTTGCAAGATTATCCAGACACACAGTTTCACAGAGTAATACCCAAGGGGTGGTTTCAACCCAAAGAACATGAATGGAATGGCAAGATAGATCATCCTTCAACTGAAGAATTTTTATCTAAATTCGACTTACAGATCAAAAATTAATAAAAAGACACCTTTTGCACCAATTTACTACCGTTTTTACATATTAAATGTAAATACAAACACTTATAAGTACAAATCGACTATAAACAAGGAGCACGTGTAATATGTCAAACAATAAATTTGAATCATTGTTAGAATTACTAATCAATGAAGAAAACGATAAAGCAGAAGCTTTATTCCACGAGATCGTAGTAGAAAAATCAAGAGATATCTACGAAAATTTAGCAGACGAAGAAGAATCAAAAGATGACGCTAAAGAAGAAGTTAAAGAAACTGAAGCATCAGAAGACGAGAAAGTAGATGAAACTACTGACGAAGCTAAAGATGAAGAAGTTAAAGAAACTGAAGTTGCTAAAGACGAGAAAGTAGACGAAGTTGTTGAAATCGAAGACGAAGCTACAGAAGAAGAGTCAATAGAAGAAGTTGGTGGCGATGCTACTGACGATCTAGTTAAAGACATCACAAGCGACGAAGAAGGCGCTATGGCACCAGATGCAGATATGGAAAAACCAGAAATGGATCCAGAAGCAGATGCAGAAGGCGATGTTGAAGACAGAGTTGTTGACTTGGAAGACGCTTTAGACGAACTAAAAGCAGAATTCGAAGCTATGATGGGCGGCGATAAAGACGGTGAAGAGAAAGAAGACGAATCTTTAGCACCAGCTATTGCACCAGAACTAGCAGAAGTTCCTATGGAAGCCAAAGACGCTAAAAAAGACAAAGAGGATATGAAAGAATACAAAAATCCTGTTAAAGCGGACACGGCTGACCATGCAGACAATAAAAAATCACCAGTAAACGCTTCTGTTAAATCAGCGGGCGGTACAACGGCTAACATAGCAAAAGGCGGAGCAGACGAAACAGGAAGAGCGGCTCCAACTGCGGCTAAAATGGCAGGTGACTTTGAGAACACAGGCGGAAAAGCAAAATCTACTTCTTTCAAGAAGCAAGAGAAGGCAAACACTGCTGACGGTTCTGATAAATCTGCAAAATCACCAGTTGCTTCTAAGTAATTGTTGATTTAAGGGAGATCATCGGATGTCATCACTATATCTAAGAGAGAATCTAACTTTTAACGAAGCCAGGTTACAGATCTTACACGAGAACGAAGGTAAGGATTTGTACATGAAAGGTATCTGTATACAAGGTGGGATTAAAAATGCTAATCAGAGAGTTTATCCAGTGCAGGAAATTGCGAAAGCAACTAAAACACTGAATGATCAGATTAGTTCAGGATACTCTGTACTAGGTGAAGTAGATCACCCAGATGATTTGAAAATTAATTTGGACCGTGTGTCACACATGATAACAGAAATGTGGATGGACGGACCGAATGGATACGGTAAAATGAAAATTTTACCAACACCAATGGGCCAACTTGTCAAAACTATGTTGGAATCAGGTGTGAAACTAGGCGTTTCAAGTAGAGGTTCTGGAAACATGAACGAATACGGAAGCGGTGAAGTTTCGGACTTTGAGATCATCACAGTTGATGTTGTGGCTCAACCTTCGGCACCAGGTGCTTATCCCACGCCAATTTACGAACACCTTTTAAACACAAAGGGTGGTAACATGGCAAAGGGTTTGGCGGCTGAAGTTAGAAATGACGCAAAAGCACAAAAGTTTCTTAAAGAAGCTTTAACAAACATAATAAAGGACCTAAAATAATGATTGATGCAATATCAAAACTAGTTGAATCAGGCGCAATTTCAGAAGATGTTCAAAAAGGCATCCAAGAAGCTTGGGACAGCAAAATCAAAGAAAACAAAGAAGTAGTAGGTGCTGAATTAAGAGAAGAATTCGCAAAAAGATACGAGCATGACAAAGGAAACATGATCGAAGCTATCGATAAAATGATGGGCGAGAAATTATCTGAAGAGATCTCTAAATTCGTAGAAGACAGAAAA